GGCACTATCAGCGGCCCAAGCAGCGGCCCAAGCAGCGGCCCTAGCAGCGGCACTAGCAGTGGCACTATCAGCGGCCCAAGCAGCGGCCCAAGCAGCTTTCCTAAGATTCTCATCTCCGGTCTTGAGATACTGAAGAGAAATTTCTGGAAAAATTCCATTTTTATCTGTATCCCAGTGCTTCTCAATTACTTCAAGAGCTATCTTACGAGCAAAAGCTCTTAGCACTTCTTTTGCATCATATCCCCAGATAGCTTTTCTTTTGGTTGCTACAACTTTATCTCTGCCATGTAGAACTTTTCCAGAGAGCTTAACTTGCCAAATAAAACTTCCCGGAGCATAACCCAGAGCATCTAAAATGCTCTTACAAGCATGAAGTCCGTGTTGGCAGAGAACAGGCTCTCCTTCTACAGAGAGCGTTTTTCCTGCTTCAATTTTTCTACCATCTCCATAGCGTAGAAGACAGTCATCAGTGCTGAAATACCACATGTTAATTCTCCTTTGATTGAATTGTACATCATACTGCTCGTGCCAGCCCGCCCTTCGGGGTCTTATTGAAGCTAACGTTTTGCATTCGTTAGCTTTACAATTCTTTTTGGTTTAAGTCCGCTGCAATAACTGCAATCGCTGCAATAACTGCAATCGCTGCAATAGCTGCACTTGCTGCACTCGCTGCAATCGCTGCAACCTCTGCAATTGCTGCACTTGCTGCAATAGCTGCACTTGCTGCAATAGCTGCAATCGCTACAATAGCTGCAACCTCTGCACTCGCTACAATAGCTGCAACCTCTGCACTCGCTACAATAGCTGCAACCTCTGCAATCGCTGCAATTGCTGCAACCGCTGCAATAGCTGCAATCGCTGCACTCGTTGCAATAGTTGCAATCGCTGCAATAGCTGCAACCGTTCAAACTCTGTAATGCCTTTTCGGCTTTTTCTTTTGAGCCGAAGTATTCAACACTGCATTTGTTACCATTGTCATCCTCAATCCAAGTCATGTTAATTCTCCTTGTGCCTTCCAGCCCTTCGGGCAGGGGATAATGCCGGTATTATCTTACAAAGGACTAAAATCCGCAAAGGTAGGATCATCTTCGCGAGCGGTTAGAAAGCTATCTTTAGAGCTATTCTTTACAGCTTCTCTCTCTGTCATAGCTTTCCTCACAGCTTCAATCTCTTCTTGTGACACAGAGCGTGCTACTGCATCTTGCCTTATTTGCTCTGCTATCGCTCTGTCATTAGTTTCCAGAGCTAATGCAAAAAGTTCTGAGTCCGTAATACTTGGCGGTCTTACATAAGTTGGACGTACTATGCTTATATACTTTGCGCGTGCTGCATTATATATCTTACACGCATCCTTAAACTTTCTTTTTTCTCTGCTGTACTGTGCAAGTTCAAAGTCCTGTGCATCCAGTCTGTCTAGTGCTATTCTTAGTTTAGCTATCCTAGAACATTCCTTTTTATACACCATTGAAGCCAGCGCAAATTCAGCCAGCGCATCAGAGTGCTGTATAGCTTTTCCAAAACCCATATCCTAAACTCTCCCTTCTTAGTTACTTGATACTTTAATTATACAACATGGAAGAGTCCGGTGTCAAGTCTCCGAATCGCGCCAAAGCCTTTGTTTTCAACCTTTTACGGACCTGACCAGTGGTTATGCGGATTTTTTTTCCGCCGGTTGACCCGCTTCCCGCGTCGCGGCGGGCGGTCATGCATCGAGTCAATAGAGAGAGTTCTTATTCTATATATTTTTTATATACATATATATATATATATATATATATATATTTTTTTTTTTTTACACACACTTTATAGAATAACTTTTACTTGTACTGACACTATGCACAGGCAACCTGCGCCAGTGCGCAAACGCGCCCATCGCGCAAAACAAAATTCCGCATAACCACTACTCCCCTCGACAAAGCGCACAAAACAAAGCACTTACGCCGGTTTTGAGACTTGCAAGCGGAGGGTTCGGAGTTATAGCAGAGAGAGAGCGCATACGCGCATAGTACACACAGTGAAGGATACTATACAAGCTATCCCTCACTGTACGTACTAGCAGTCCACATCCTTATAAGACGGAACGATTACACCTTCTATTGTGGATGGATAATCGGTGCCGTCGGTTGCGTAATTACCGTCCAAGTGTCCTCTAGCGCGTAGCAGTAAGTGAGCTACGTTTTTGGGATATGGACAATGGAAGAAAGAATCTTCAGGAAATAGCATCCCGAAAATAAAGGCTTGTGGAGTCACTTGTGGAGTTTTTTGTGGAGTCATTGGCATAACCTTTCTAGTGTGTTATAAGCACACTGCAAGGCCACTCTGCATTGTTCATGCTGTAGCCTTGCAGTACGCTGGCCACTGCTACTTGACCATATTCACATCGTACCCATAGAACCGGCACAATGCGCGAAAAGCATGTTCCTGTGCTTCAGGAAGGAACGTACGCTTTTCCATCAAGCGACTCTTGACGGCACTGAGTAGGGTAAGTTGCTGTGTGCCGTTTGTTTCGTCTTGAAGCTTGCTTAGTTGCGTTGTAGCAAAGTTGCGGATTGCATCTTCGCTACTGGTTAGTGCCAGATACCATTGCAGCAACGTTGCAAGATAAATCGGCCGCGACTCGGAGAATATCCGATTGTTGGCTTCAGTGGTGATAGTGGCAATACAGTACAGCGTTGCACTATCCGTAATACCAGTTTTGACGTGCTCGGCATACTGATCACGTTCTGCCTCTTTCAGCGAAGCCCACTTACCGGCAAGGGCAATCTTTTGCCGTTCGGTAAGTACGTCCATCGGATTGAATCCCGATGGAGTAATCTCAGTGATTGTCAACTTTGACAATTCACTCTCAAGTGTTTTGCTCACGTTGTTTTTCTCCATTCCTGTTACTATCCGTAACAGGCACAGCGTATAACGCTGTGCTAGGAGGAACCCTAGCAGATAGTAATGGAATGATACTTCCATACTTTCTTGTGAGGCAGTTTAGCATAGGCCTGCCACATAACACTGTCATAGCCTTGTGCATCTGCGTTAGTCTGCTTACGTTCGGCGCATTCTTGTGCCGTAAGTAAGTTAGACGCTGGCCATACTTCCATAGCGCCATTATCAAAACAATCATGGCATACTACATAGGCCAATGCTCTAGGAACATCTTTCAGTTTCATACTTTCCTCCTAGCACAGCATTACTAAGCTGTGCGCGTATCTCTGCAAGTGGAGTGTTGCCACACATACGCGTTACACGTATTCCTTGCCATACGCTTGGCCGTTCGATTGTCAAAAGTTCAAATTCTCAGGTGGTATTGTGGCCTAAGCCATGCGTCTTAGATTCTCGACGCTGCCCTTATAGTTGCACGCTATGGGCCATTTAAGGTTCTCCACAACCACTTTATATTGTTAGTCACTCAACTTATACCACAACCTGTAGTGTTTACTCTCTAGTAATATGCAAACCTTTGCACTAAGTGGTAAACTTTTACCACTAGCAAGTGCTTTAGAATCAATCACATGCGGCAAAGTGGTAAACTTTTACCACTGTTTACTCTTCGGTAACGGGTCGTTACTCTTTAATCAACAGTAATTAAGTAATTAACCCTCCGCCTCAAAAAATTTCTTTTCGCGTAGAAAACGGGGGGAGCTCCCCTACAAATTTTTTCAGAAATTCAGAGTTCAAGGCTAGAATAAGTATAAGTTGTAGGAGAGCGTTCTAGTTCTTAAAATAAGAGAGCTTTAGCTCCCAGGAGCTAGGGCTAGGGCCTTCCTAGTTCTAAGCGGCTGGACCACCGGGGAGCCGGTATACGTGGAAAAATGGGTATTTTTTGGCCTTAAAATACCTAGAAAGTCTCCCGAAAGTGAAGTTTTGTCTTGACAGCACGCAGAGAGCGTGCTAGACTTTAAGTATGGACAAGTGTGCCGAGGCGCAGCGGAAGGACTTTATAGACGGAGCTTTTGCTACACTGCGAAAAGCTCAAGAAGATAAGAGTCCCTTGAGAGCCACGTTGCGTGCGTACCTAGAGCAGCATCGGCTGTCTGTTCTAGCACCGGCTCCAAGAATGGAGGTATCCTCCTAGTGGCTACGCAAGGACAAATTGGTAAGCCTCCTATTGGAGCTATACACTACGGGGGTTCTCTGAATCCTAAGAGCGGACGTATAGGCCCAAAGCCGAAGCAAGGGGCACAGTTCAGGACACTTAGGCGGTATGAGGCGATAGTACGACTAGAGAACGCTGGCTTTACCCCACAAGCTATAGCTCCGATGCTTGGAATCTCCGTAGCACGACTCAAGTATATCATCCAGCACCCGGATTATCTCAACACCCGCATTAAGATTACTCATGGCATTATCCTAGACTCCGAAGGCTCCGTAGCTCAAATCCTCTCCCAACGCCGTGAGATGCTGACGCAGATGCTTCCTGCGGCGTTACAAATTTTGGCGAATGAACTCCAATCACAAGGAACCACTCTAGCAGAGCGAAAGCACAAAACAGCCTTAGCTCAAGATATTCTTGATCGAGAAGGTTTGTTCGCCAAAATATCCAAGACTGAGATTAAACCTGTGGATGCGTGGGATTACGAGGAAGCGGATAAGACTTCGAGGGAGTTACTGAATGTAATTAAAGGAGTGGCCGCGCCGCTCTCTGGAGCACATTCTGTTCTAGCGATGGAAGCAAATAAAGAATTCTCGAATAGTCATACACTTTCGGCTATTGACCAGCAGAAAGCTCTGGACACTCTGGAAGAAGCGTCTAGGACTGAGGAATTTGAGCGTACTCTCTTGGAAGCTCTTCCTGTAGATGGAACGGTGAATTAGTATGAAGAAGCGCCGTGATGTATTCAGTCCGCTTTTTGGGCCTCGTTGTTTCGAGTTGTCTTACTGGGCTGAAGTAATGTTAATTGACGCACCATAACCAAAGGAGCAGTGAAATGAGTTGGCTTAGCACACTAGGTTCAGACGTGAAGAAGGTTTTTGGATGGCTTGGTTCTCCGAAAGGGCAGGCTATTCTTAGTGCAGGAGAAGGTCTCGTAGAAACTCTTGACCCTGCTCTTGATGGAATTGTCAACCTCACGAACACATGGCTTCAGGAAATTTTCAAGGCTGAGTCTCTTGCCACAGCAGCTTCGGCAGGCACAGGCAGTGGAGTACAAAAAGCAGCGATTGTGCTAAACTCTGTAACACCCCAGGTTCTATCCTTCGCTGCCTCACAAGGATTACCTACGCCTACTGGAGTGGATTTGCAAAACGCGAACAATGCGCTGGTAGCGTTTCTTAATGCTCTCGGAGCTGGAACAGTAGCGGCTCAGCCAATAGGAGCGGCTACGAAGGCTCCAGTGCAGGCAGTATCTACTACCTACAGCGCACAGATTCCTGTGCCTTCTCTGATTTCCTAAGGAAGTTCTTTGAGTCAACGCGAAACAGAACAAAAGGTACGAGATATGCTCCGCTCCCTAGAAGTAGGAGAGACTGGAGATACTTTCGTACCTCGTTCTGTTATAGTAGGTTATAATCTCATCCCAACGGATATAGTAAGTACTCCAGCGGAGAAGAAACAAATTTACAGGGCAAACTCTCTAATGGATTTGTATTACTTCTCTACTCAGGTAATGGGAAAGAATCGCTTCTCTAAGAATCCTGATAAAGCTAAGAATCTTCACTACCAGATGTGTCTTACTGTGATGAAAGATGGCCTCAAGGAAGGAATCGAGATACCTCGTGACCACTTCAAAAGCACAGTTTACAGCGAGTGCTTTCCGATTTGGAGAGCATTACCTTTTGGCAAACGGGAAGAAGATTTCTTCACAAATGTTGGCTACTCTGATCTCTATATCGAGTGGATGCACAGAACCCACAGTCAAGATATTCGCATCCTCTTGGTCAGTGAAACCATCAAGAACGCCATTAAGCTCGGAATTAGGATTTCCAATCACTACGAGAACAACGGCTTTTTCAGGCATCTTTTTCCAGAGATAATGCCGACTGAGAAGGAGACGTGGACGAATGAAAGTCTACACCAACGGCGTACTCCAGCAGGTCGCGGACAGGGCGAAGGAACCTTCGATTTTATCGGTGTTGGTGCTGCTCTTCAAAGTCGTCACTATAACCTTGTTGTTGAGGATGACCTTGTTGGTAGGGAGGCACGTAAATCCTCTATTGTTATGGCTGATACCATCGACTACCACCAAATACTTGTTGGCGCAACGGACTCTGACCCTAATAACCCAGGCAGAGACTTTGATGAGATTGTAGTAGGAAATCGCTGGAGCCATGATGATCTTAACTCCCACATACGTAAGGAAGAGCTATATTTCTCTTGGACTACTCATTCTGCTCTTGGAGGATGCTGTAGTTTGCACCCTTTTGGGGAGCCGATATTTCCAGAAGCGTTTACGCGTGAAAAACTCCTTAGATGGAAACGCCGTCTTGGAAGTTACCACTTTTCTTGCCAATTTCTTAATTATCCTATTGATCCGAGTAAAGCTAAATTTAACATGGCTGACTTCCGTTATTTCAACTTTGAGAAAGTCACAGGAGCACTCTCGATTCCTAAAGAGCTTCCTCCGACAAAGGCAAGACTTTTTGAAGTCTCTCAACCACAGCAGTACAGAATAGTCATCCGCCACCATGTCGCGGACGGGGATATAGAGAAGGATGTGTTTCCTCGTAACCTAGATCGCTATATGATAGTTGACCCGAACCACGGTGGTTCGCACATGGGGCAGGAAGCAGGAAAGAACGGACGCTGCCGACACGCGATTGTGGTTACTGGTGTAGAACGTGATCCACGGAGAGTGTATCTTCTCGATCAGTGGGCAAAGGCAGTTTCCATCGACGAGTTTGTAAAACAAGTTTTCTTTCTTGCTATCAAGTGGAAGCTTCGTTCAGTTTATGTCGAGGCCGTAGCAGCACAGAAGTATCTGATCTACCATCTTAACTACTTTGTAGAAGAGCACAAACGCACTCATCCAGAGATTTCAGGTATCCAATTCCTCCCCCTCAAAACTCCTCAGAACGCAGATGCTAAAGCAGAGCGGATAGAGAATTTTATCCCCATCGTTGAACGTCACGAGCTTTGGCTTGATGTAAACAACTGTACTGAATTTAAGGAAGAAGCCGAGCAATACGGACAACGCAAAGGTCTTATTGATCTTCTTGATGTATTGAGCTACGGACCTCAAGTATGGAAGTTTGACACTGTGTCTCAAGAGAAGATTGATGATTTCATGTCGAAGCAGATGGCCGTGTACCGTAGCCGGATAGCCTCAGCAGCAGTGTAAGGTGTTATGGACGAGCTTACTCATGATAACGAAGCGGGTTGGACGTTTGAGACGTTGAGAATACACCTGCTTAGTATTATGAACGAACGTGAGAAAGCACATGATAAGGCTATAGAAGCAGCTCTAGCAGCAGTGAAAGACGGAAAAGCAAACGTTCTTGCTCTTGCACTGGCTGGAAGCACTGTAGTAGCTGCTTTAGTAGCTCTCTTAACATTCTTCGCTACTAAGAACTAAGAAAGTGTGAGAATTTGACGGTACATGAAGAAGATAGACGGATTGATGAGATGTATAAGGAGCTTTACTTGGGAACAGGAAAAAACAACCCCTCTCTAATGACACGTATGACTCTGGTAGAACTTGCTATCGGAGACTTACGTAAGATGAAGTGGGCACTTATAGTAGCGACTCTTGCTGCTATAGGAGACATTGTAGTAGGGCATCTTAACGTTCATTTCTTCTAGGAGCTTGAAATGTTACAACGTATGATTGCGGCTCTGAATACGATCAGCTCTCCAATCCTAGCCGTGGTGATAATTATCCTCGGCTGTGTTTTTGCCGTGGTGTCAAAGTTCTACGGTATTGACGGCAATATGGCAGCGGGTATTATCGGGGCTGGAATTGGCCTACTCACCGGGCAGGTACTTGCAGCGAGTCATTCTTCTAGCTCTAGTACTCCTACTACAGTGATTACTGCTACTGAACAAACGACTGAAAAAGGAAACTAGGATGAAAAAGCTTCTTGTAGCTCTCACGCTCCTTGCCGCAGCAGGCTTTGCTGCGGCACAATCTACTACAGTATCCACTACTGGAGTTGTGGATACGGATGGCTTTACTTGGGCTGGAGGTATGTATTCGATACAGTTCAGTCCTGCGCCTAATTTTCCGAATCCCTCAAGTTACGGCTGGACAGGAGGTACGCTAGTTACCTCTTTTAGTGGCGCGCTTGATAGTAATGGAGCTTTTTCTGTCGCTATTCCTGATTCGACGAAGATTTCTCCTTCTAATTCTCAGTGGCTCTTTACGATTTGTCCAGTAGCTCCGACAGGGTGTTTTACGCTCTTGACGCCTGTGAGTGGTACGACTGAGAATTTGACAACAGCTCTAAATGCTGTAGCTCAAGGCCCAAGATTTACTGCTGGATCAACTAACTATGGCTATGGAACAGTAGAGCTTTCTAGCGGCAAGCTTCCAGGAACGATGTTTTACAATGTGACAAACTCTACTTGTAACCAGTGGAGTGGTTCTGCTTGGGTAAGTTGTGTCTCTGGTACAGTAGCTCTTCCAGCAAGCCAAAAAAACTTGGCTGTTCCAGCGGTTTATACTGGAACAACAACTGCTACAAATCAAGATAATCGTGGAAAATTAACTCTTGTAGCAGGCACTAAGTCTTATACTTTCACTCAAGGAAATGGTACAGCAGGTATCTGGACTACTGCTCCTGTCTGTCAAGTACAAGACCAGACTTTTGCAAACCAAGCAACTACAGTACTGGCCGTTTCAACTTCAACTCTTACGATTGCAAATGCTGTAGGAACTACAGACACTTATACTTACTTGTGTTGGCCAGGAAACTAAGATGCCATATCAACCACCTACGGAAGTTAGCGAAAAAGAGTTCGGGCCGGAAAAGTACGAGGAACTGTGCGAGTTTTTGAAGGACAAGATTGCACATTTAGATCGCCGGCTTCAGTCTTTCCGTACTGAGAAACTTCCTGAGTACGTGCGTTTGTACAAGGCCCGCCCGAAGAACAAGGAAGCGGATTGGCCGTGGCCTGGGGCAGCAAATTTAGTAATTCCTATCATCGGTACAGCCTGTGATGAGCTTCTAGCTCGTATAATGGCTGGTATCTGGATGTACGATCCACTCTGGACAGCAGTTATGAGTGGCGACCCTCCTACTGAGGATGGGGAAGAGCTGAAAAGTGTAGTGCAAAATTTTCTCATGGACATGGCTTATGATCCTAACGAACTTGACTTATATCGCGTCGAACAAAGTGCAGATCATAGTGCGATTAAGTACGGTACGGGAGTTATCTATACTCCTTATGAGTTTGAAGAGCAGGTCGAAAGGCT